TAGAACCCGTACGGATTACATGCTCAAGCAGATCAATGGTGTCTGTTGGTAATGCATATGTAGCCAAGCCGGGCGTCAGATTAATAACACCTTGCTCCATAGTCCACATGTTGATACCACGGTTCTGCCACTCAATGGTCATTAGGTTCATTGACCGACGTGCTGTACGCAAGTCATAACCCGAACGCATTTCCCGCCCAGCCCTCTCCCACGCTTCCTCGGCAATCTCCGTGAAGTCCATATTGAAGAGGGTGCTGCCGGTAGTGGTCATTTCTTAGCCGCTCTCATGTTGTCTACTAGGTTTGGATATGGGCGACCAGCAGCTTTTGCCATTGCCTTAGCTTTTGACTTCTTTGCAGAAGATAGCTTCTTAGGTTTACCCAAGTCATCAGGACGAGGTTTATCCCAAACTTCACCGCCTTTGGCAAAACGATGTGTTAATTGAACACCAGCGCCCGGTATTCCAGCGCCACGGTTGCCAATTTTGGCATCTAAATAAGCTTGCAATGAAGTGTTTGGGCCTAATTGTTTTTCGGCAGTTAAGCGCCCAGCCAGTTCTTTCATGCCTTTTGCAAGGTTTAAACGTGGATTTTCAACACCAAACTTAACTGCTTGTTCTTTTTCCTTGTCGGAAACAGTTCCACCTTCTTCATATTGAGTGAAGTCGGTGTCGTCACGGCGAGCTTTACGCTTTCCGTTTGGCATCTTAGAGGGCATTACTGCCCCCATTCCACGGCTTGCCATCATGTTAGCACTTCCCGCCGTAGTTCATTTTGACCATCATGCCACGAGTCTTGCCTTTGGTGGCAATACCATCTGCACGACGTGAAGCAGAAGAAACAGAACCACCACTTTTGAACTTGCTACCTGAGAAGCTATTGTCAGGCTTGCTAGGCATAAACACTTTTGGTTTTGGTTGCTGCGTAGTCTGCTTTGGAGCAGAGCCGGGGGGCGTGTAACGAGGTGTTCTCATATCACGACCGGGATCAATAGCATCTGCGGCAGCTTGTGCTGCTTTATCAGGAGAGTCGCCAGCAGTAGGATCTTTTTCCTTGCGGCGAGTCAAACCTTGCTGTTTGTTTAAATAGTCACGCAAGGACATGCCTGACTTCTCAAGCTCTTCCTTTGTCACTACTTTATTTTTGCGAGGCGAGGGCATAGCCGCAGGCGGCGCACCACTATTGTCGTCTTCGGGCATTGTGCCGGAGCCGGGTTCAATAAACTCTGAGTTATTGATGTTTTGCTTCATAGCAACTCCTTAGCAGGCGTAGCCGCCCTTGTTCATGGTGATCATTGTGCCCTTGGTTTTACCTTTGGAGCAGCAACCATCTGCGGCAGTGGTGTAGCCACCCTTAGCCAACTTGGTCATAGGTTGACCTTTGTGCAAACGGCCTTCGTGTTTATTCACAGCCTTTTGCATCATAGCCTTGTCCATCTTTACGTCTTCATGTTTCATGTCGCCACCTTTTGAAAATTTACGGCCTTTATCAGCCGATGAAAAATCTTTACCCACAGACTGTGGGACTCCTGCTTTCTTGGCGAACGATGGGTTATGAGCCACCGCTTCCATGAAATTATGTTGCTTTTTACTTGTGCTTGGCATTACAAATATCTTCCACGAGTTTTACCACGTTGTGCAATTCCATCGCCACGACGTGAGGCAGTATTAGATTTTTTCGCAGACTTAACTTTGCCACCACGTTTGTATGCTGCCCTGCCGCTAGTTAATTCATCGTCTACATATGAACTACCACCACCGCCTCCTGATGAAGAAAAACTGCGATCTTCTTCAGGAATTTCGCTTCTTTCTTTTAAGTAATCTTTAGCAGTATCTTTAGCAAGACCCGCTAAAAATCCTTTTGGGTCTGTTACAGCGCCAATTGTATCTTTAGGTACGCCTATGGCTTCTTCAAGCTTACTTGTTAAATAATCTTTAGTAGTACTAACAGGCGTAAGAAAAGGTTCTATATTTTTGGGAATATCATAATCTAAAGCTTTAGCCCCGGCTTTAATGCCTCTACCAAGAAGATCAATTCCAGCAAGTGGGCCAGCCATGATTACTCAGCTTTCTTTCTGCGGATTATTTCAGCAAAGGGTTTACCCGCAATCATTTCGGCGATTCGCATTAATGTCCAGATTGCGCCAATCAAACCAAAAATTGGGGTAAACATTTCCAAAAACGATCCTATGGCTGCAAACACTGAAACAATATCCAGCGTGCTTTTGACTGTGTCTGAGTTTGTAGTCATATCAGCAGTTCCATGCTCTAAGAGCTTTGTTGATGCGTGAATCCGGATCGTTGGCTGTCTTGGCACTCGTTAGCTTCTTTTTCATGCCGCCCATCCTCGCACAGAAAGAATCGCGCCGAGAGCCGCCTTCTGGCTGGGGAGCCTTCAAGTTCATACCTTGCGCTTTTGCGGAGGCTCGACCTTTGGCGTTCAAGCCGCCCTTCTCGGACTTGCCTTCTTTCCTCTGCCATGCTGGTGACTTAGCCATAGTAAATCTGCGTTGAATCAATGTTGGTCATTAGTGCATAAATGCCTTGAGTAGCCAATACTCCTTCGCCCGGAATAATGGGTGCATTACTAAAGGTATCAGTACTGTCTATTTCGTAAGTCATTAGCCACCGACCACCGCCACTTACATACGAAGCCGCAGTAGAGGTGATAGTGCCAGTATTAATGTCTGTTAACGTAAATGTGCTTGACGAAGCAACAGTAATAACATAGTTGCCGTCTGTTGCTGACTGACTTGTATTGCTGTCAAAGTGAATACCAACAACATTGCCCGTAGACAGGCCGTGAGCAGTTTTTGTTACCGTTACAGTTGTGCCAGAACGAGCGTAGGTAACGCTAGAAGTCACTGGGACAGAAGCTGTATCAAACAACACTACAGTGCCATCCGTGCCAGTACCAAAAAACGAAATGCCTTTAACACGATTTCGTCCAAGAACAAAAAAACCACTTTGGTTTAAATGCCCTTGTTTAACGTCTGTTTGCATCATAATCAATCTCCTTTAAAAAAGGGGCCGAAGCCCCTTGGGTTGATTAGGAGTTAGCGAATGGTGTAGCAACAGTACCTGTACCAAGCACCGTGCCAGTAACCATGTATTTGTTAGCCGCGATTGCAAAAATCTGCACCCATGAGCCAGCAACACCACCAGTGGTCGTGCCGTTTAAGTTGATAAAGTCGTTAGCGGCTGCGGCTGAAAAACCAACCAAAGCGGCTCCGTCTGAATCAACGTCATTCATAACGATTGTGCCAATGTATTTATCAGTACCGTTAGTACCAATCTTCAAGGAGCTTGTAGAGATGGTAGTAGGAACCCAGATCGTGTAAACAACACCTTCGTTGTTAACTGTGCTTGGGTCTTGACCGGGGCCAGATGTGACAGAGTTTGCTGTTGTGTTAATTGCTGGCAAAGTCAATGTCAGTGCGGCAGCCAAAGAACCACCAACAGCAATAATGCGACCACCATGAGCTTCTGGGCTTAGTGTGGTACTTGCTGTGATTTCAACAGTAGTAGCTGGGCCTTGTTGATAAATGCCGCCCAATGAACGAACTGGGCCTTGAAACGTAGTGCGTGCCATGATGTATTCCTTACATGCAAGTTGGGGTGTTCTGTCTGCATGTCGTCAGCCGGGACTGTCAGAACACCGGATAAGCCCGGATTAGTGTATTTATACCACTGTGTTTAAACCAATGCAACAATTATTTTGGTGTCATAAAAAATATATATGAAGATGTTATAAATCAATAGTTTGCTTGTCCTGATTACCAACTTGGTTTAATTGACATGAATATTCCAACGGCTGAAGACGCAGAAGTATTTGCACAAAGTGTCAGAAAGTGGCAACAACTGTTGAACCTTTCCGACTGGCGAATTGAAAAGGGACTGAAGCCTGCCAAACAAGCAATGGCCTCAGTTGAGTTCAATGAAACCGCCAGACTTGCCACTTACCGCCTCGGTGATTTCGGTGCTGAAAAGATCACCCCCCAGTCTTTGGATATGACTGCGTTGCATGAGTTGCTGCACATTTTTTTGCACGACCTCATGACGACCGCCCAAGACCCTAAATCATCTCAAGATGAGATAGATGCTCAGGAGCATCGCGTGGTCAATCTGCTTGAAAAATTACTCTTTAAGGATTGTCATGGTATCAAGTAATGGCATGAATTCCTGTACGGATGAACAGTTCATAGAATTGTGGGGCAAGCATCAGTCTGTTACAAAATTAGCAAAGATTTTAGGCATCACCGAAAGAGCAGTGAACTATCGCAGACGTAGTATGGAAGAAACCCATCAAGTCAAATTAGGCGGTATAGATATTCGGAGTACCAAATATGATGCCAGCAGACCAAAATCTTTCTCTCCATTAAAGCAAGTTGAACTTGGGATGCTAGATGGCTGTGTCATTGTATTCTCAGATGCTCACTTCATACCGGGTCAACGCTCAACAGCGTTTAAAGGGCTTTTGTACATGATACAAGAGCTTGCCCCTCATGCGGTCATATGTAACGGGGACGCTTTTGACGGTGCTTCTATCTCTCGCCATGATGTGACTGACCAGCCGCAGACTTCTGTTATTCAAGAGTTAAAGGCTTGTCAGGGTGCTTTAGGTGAGATTGAAGAGGTTGCCAAAGCCGCCCGTCATAATGTAAAGCTCCTGTTTACATGGGGTAATCATGACATTCGGTTTGGCAATAGGCTTGCTCAACATGCGCCACAGTTTAAAGAAGTTCAAGGGTTTAAACTCACCGACCATATCCCAGATTGGGACTTCTGCTGGACGGTCTGGCCTACTGATCAGTGCATTATCAAACACCGATATAAGGGCGGAATTCATGCCACCCATAACAACACCGTCCAAGCGGGCGTCTCATTAGTTAGTGGGCACTTACATTCCTTAAAAGTCACGCCGTTCAGTGATTATAATGGCGTGAGGTTTGGCGTAGACACCGGAACATTAGCTGAAATTGACGGCCCTCAATTTACCTATGCTGAACTAAATCCAAGCAATCACCGTAGTGGTTTTGCTGTATTAAACTTTTTTAATGGTCGATTGCTTTGGCCCGAGCTTGTCCACAAGTTTGATGAGAATTTGATTGAGTTCAGGGGCCAAGTCTACGATGTGAGTGAATTTTGAGCGCACCTTTAATCATCATTACTGGGCTTATCTACGCATACATTGCGGGGGAACAACTATTCAAAGGAAACCCCTATATGGCAATGGTGTATACCGGGTATGCATTTAGTAATGTGGGGCTTTACTTGTTAGCCAAGTAAGCCCCCTGATATCACTCTTTGTCAGCAGCTTCTGCGGCGGCTTCCACTTCAGCGCCATCTAACTCTTCTTCTGTATCGTCTTCGTCTTCAAACTCTTCGTCAGGCGAGGCTACGTACTCAACAGCCCAACCGTAATTTTCTTGAAATTCTACAAACTTTTGAAAAATTTCAATCATTTCAAAATCGTGAGTCTCAATAGACAGTTTGTTGTTGCCAAAGTATCCAAATTCCATTTCAAATTTCATGATTTTTCCCTATGTTTAAACAGCCACCATGACTGTTAATTAATCGTACTCCAACTTTGTGACAAAAAAAAGGCCACCCGAAGGTGGCCTCAAACTTACCCTTGTGAGGTTGTTTATTAAGCTCCGGGTGAACCGAAGACACCCAATGGGTCTGACACGCCAAAGCTGTAACGCTCACGGGCTTTGTAACGGACGTTACCTGTGTCAAAGTCACCGTCCATGCCTGTAGACATGGGGGTACGAACGAAGTGCTTCAAACCGTTAGGCACATCTGTACACAGGAACCAAGCGTTGGTGTCTGTCAGGTAGTGGTTAACGGTGTAACCTTCAGGGATTGAGCCGTTGTTCTTCAATGCGTTGATGTCATTGTCGGCTGTAGAAACGCGGAGTTCGGTTTCCAACAAACGAGTAGCAACGAACATCAAAGAAGGAGGAACAATCAACTTACGTGGCTTTGCAGCGATCAGCAAGCTACGCTCATCTGTCCAAGCAGCGATCTGAATAACAGCGTTTTCCAACGATGTTTCATTCAAGTCAGCAGCGGTAGATGGTGTATTGCTGTTAACGCCACCAGAAACCAAAGGATGTGATGTCGAGAACAAAACTTGACCGTCACCATAGGTGGGGCCACCGGCAAAGCCGTTGTTCAAGATTGCAGCAGCTTTGACCTGCTTGGTGTAAGCCATACCACGGGCCAAAGCCTTGGTGTAGCGTGAAGACAAAGAGTCATACAAGTTATCTTCCACAGCTTCCTCTGTGATGGAGAAGCCCATCGCAATGGTTTCGTGGGTGTAACGTGCAGTCCATGCTTCTTGTGCATTATC